TGCGCCGTAGACCTTAACGACTTTCATGCCGCAGGACTCGGGCGGTGCTCTTCAAATAATAACCGCCGTACAGATCACGGCTACTGAGTCGGCCTTGTAGGTGGTGCAGGATCAACTGGTCGCCCAAGTAGACGGCAGCGTGGTTGGGCAGCGGTGATGCAAGCTGCATCAGGATTGCGTCGCCGTACTGCAGCTCTTCCAGGGGGATGGGGTAAAAGCCTTCGTTGGCGAAGTTGTCTAGGTATAAATTCTCACCCCGTAGCCAGAACTGGTCGCGGCGGTCGTAGTCGCTCAGGTTGAGGCCGAACTCGCGGTTGTACCAGTCGCGGCACAGGGTGTAACAGTCCACAATGCCAAAGACAAATTCGCGTCCCACGTAGGGCAGTTCAAAGCCTTCGGGTTCGCAATAGCCCCACTGTTCGGTCTGGGGGTTGACGATGTGCCAGGGCAGGCCAGATTTTTCGCAGGCAACGCGGTCGGCTTGGGATGGGGCGTGGTTGGTCTTCGGGTGGCTATGTACCACGGCCACGATTTCGCCCTGTTCTTCAGCGGCAACGTAGTCAGCGGGGTCAAGTACGAAGTGCTCGTCTGGTGTTTCGGCCATGTTGCGGCAGGGAAAATACCGCTTGCGGCCTTTGAGCACGGCGACCAAACCGCAGGATTCCTTTGGAAATTCCGCCTTTGCGTGCTCCAAGGCAGCTTCTTGGATGGATTTGCTGAGTTTCATTGAGTCAAACCAGCGCCTGGGAAAGATCCAAAGGGCAATTCAGCGACTTCACCGAATCGCAACTTGCACGAACTGAGCCGCTTGCCGCAACGGTCTTCGGCCAACACGCCGACAGTGTTGTCGTTGACATCAAAGTAGTTGCTGCCTGTGTAGCCGCATTCGGTGCTGCGATATTTCCACTGGCAAATGTTGGCGATGATCTGGCGCTTGGGGATCATCACACCAGCGAGGTCGAATTTGCTGGCCAACTCGAAGCTCACCGAGTCGCGGTTTTCGCTTGCTTTACGGTCTACGTACCAGACCTCATCGGGAAACTTGGCGTGTGGATCTGCGGCGGCTTCGCCATCTAGATATTTCTTGAGGGTGCGGATGCGTTTGACGGTGGCGCCACCGAGGTCGTTACCGGGTGTGGTGGCGTTGACCAGCAACAGCAGCGTGGTAATGGTGCCATCCAGGTTGCTGATGGTCAGCGTGGGGCGCGGGAGCGTGCCGGTGTTGCTGTACTCAAAGCCGTCAGCCTTGACGGGCAGGCGGGCGTAAGCGTTGCCGTTCCAGGTGATGTTGCCGGTGACGTTGGCGTTGCAGCCGTTGTGCCAGCGGTAGGTATCACTGCTGCCGTGCAGGGTGGTGTCCAGCGTCATTTCGAACAGTTCGATGATGGCGCTCGGTGCCAGTGCAGCCAGCTCCTCGTAGACGCTGCTAATCGCCGTCCAGACAACCGTGCCATCGGTAATGGTGCTACCAATGTCGGTTGGCCAAGCGGGTTGGGTGCTGGAGCTAGTGCCAGCCGTGGTGCATTGAAAGACAAGGCCGGATGCCTGCAGGCTGCTAGCGCGGACAATATCGCCAACGACGTAAGCGGTAGAGCTAGCCCAAGCCGAGTACGCCATCAGGGTTCAAATACTTGTTGGAACGTAGCCGTAATAATGGCGCGATTGTTGTACGTGATGGTTTTATTCCATTGCGGGCAAATCCACTTGTACGACGTTGCCTCGTCCGGTGGTGTCCAATCAAAGCTGGCGTTGTCAGCAGCGCGGTTGTTCAGGAAGGTTTCGATGGTATCAGCGTTGGTTTCGGTAATGTTCTGCCACGTCAGATCCCAGCTTTTAGGATTTTGATTGAGGCCGTAGGTCAGACGCTGCTGGTAGCCGTCTCCAAACTGCACCGTGCGAACAACAGGTTGATTGTTCTTTGTGGCGCCGTAGGTGGCAGTGATAGCGGGGAAAGTAGCCATTAGGCGAGCAAGCCTCCGGGGCGCTTCTGTTTAATCAATTCTTGCTGAACGGCAATTCCAATGGCCTTACCAAGTGCGTTGGCCTGTGCGCCGTCGCCCTGCACGTTAGAGCCATTCGCGTCTACGTTCACCACAATATTGCCAGCGCCGCCAAAAGAGCCCGTAGGAGCAATGCCACCGCTACGACCCGGCATGAACAGCTCAGGGCCGCGTTCGCCGACCAAATACCCCTGCCCAGCCATTACCGAGCCGCCATTGGCACGCGGTTTAAACAAGCCACCGAGTAAGCCACCGCCAGTGCCCGTACCAGACATGGCGCCAAACAACGCAAAGTTGACGGCCACGTCAAAAAGTTTGTTGGCGATATTGCTCAAAAGATTGGTTGCAACTTCCTGAAGTGTTTTGGTGCCATCAATCGCACCTTGTATCGCCTCAACAACACCACTTTTAATGCTGTTGCCAACATCGGCATAAATCTGTTTCAACTGCTCAGCCTGTTCCGCCTGTCGCTTAAGTGCTTCATTGCGCTCCAATATTGCCTGCACTTCGCCTTCGTTTAATCCTTTGGTGTCTTTCAATATGTCGCGCAACTGCTGCCTTAAGATCACTTCTGCTTCGTTGCCGCGTAATTTTGCCTGCAATAATTCTTGTTCGTCCATAAGTTGTTTAACACGCTCAACGCCGGTTTCACGCTGCTGCAGGTCGTACTGAGCAAGTTCCTGTGCAGTTTGAATTTGGCTTTGTTGCAACTGTTCCGCAATTTTGGCAATGCCTAGTTGCTTTTCAGCTAGCGGCACTGAGCTTTGTTCAATGCCAAACGCCTGATAAAGAAGTTCGGTTTCACGGCCTATACCCTCAAGCCGAATTTGATCTTCTTTGTTTTTAGCTACAGCCGCCTGCGCTAGCAAACCTTGCAGTTGAGTTTGTTGTTGGAGAAGTGAAAGCTCACGGGTCAATTCCGGCACTTGGCTTTCGCGTGGCTTTTTGCCTTTCTTTTTCTTGTCATCTTCCCCAGCGCCCAATGGGGTTGTAGGCAGCGTCGTGCCGCTTGTTTCAGCCCTAGTAGGCAGACCCAAAACGCCACGGGCAAATGCCTCACGCTCACCTAACAGAACCCTCCTTTCACCCCTAGCCGCAGGCCCCATGCCGCCAACCAACGGAGCAAGAGGGCCAAGGAAGCCTTTTGCAATTTCACCGGGCGATTGAAGCCGTTGCCGCTCCGCCTGAATTGCTTTTAGGGTTTGTTGTGCGACTTGCTTGCTTTGAGCTGGCGCCGTACCACCAAATGCCGCCGCCGCACCACCCTTGCCACGTTGACCGCGCAGACGATCAATTTCACCACGTACCTGTAAATATTCCTGCAGCCCACTAACGGCCAAATTGATTGCAACGGTAATAACGCCAATCGCCGCCAAGGACTGCAAGCTGGCGATCAAAGGATTGACCTTGCCGGATGCGGCAGCAGATTGAGCCGCCAAAGTTTTTGCATTATTGGTGTATAAATTAAATGCGCTCGCTGATGTTGTAGCTGCAGCGCCACTAGCGGCCAATGCAGTTGTTGTGCCGACAAGGCTTCCAACCAAAGCAAAACGAATGGCAATGATTGCTTCAAACGCTTTTTTGACAACTAGGACTTGAACGCCAAGGCGAATTAACTCAACGGTGGCGTTCTTAACGGGTTCAGGCAGGCCTGTAATTGCCCGCACTAAGCCGGTTATATCTCTGACCAGCGGCGCAACGATTGGCAACAACTCATTGCCGATTGCAATTTGCAGGTCATCAACAGCGTTCTGGAAATTCTTGAATTTTTGAATATCGCTCTGCTGAATAATTTGGGCAATTTTTCCGGCGCCCTCGGTTTCAATTCGGCGCAAGGCAGCAACAACAACCTCAGAGGTGAGTTTGCCTTCCTTGGCATATTCCTTAAGGTCGCCTGCCGCGACGCCTGTTTGCTGACTGATGGCAACAAGGATGCCGGGAACCAGCTCGGAAATTGATCGAAATTCATCGCCCTGCAAACGGCCAGAGCCTAAAGCCTGAGCAAGCTGCGTAAACGCGGCGGAAGCCTCGGCGCCAGCAACGCCTGAAAGTCTTGCAACAGTATTGAAGCCGGTAAACGTGCTCTGAATATCACGCAGCGATACTCCAAGCGGTTTGAGGCGAGCGTAAATATTGGTGACCCCTTCGGCTGCCTCACGATTGCTCAGACCAAAACGACGGGCAGATTCAGCCGCAAATTGCTGGACCTTGGCGGTTTCGCCATATTGAGCCGTTAGCAACTTCAGCCGCAGTTGCAGGTCGTTAAAGCTGGCAGCGGCCTGTACCGCTTGACGGCCAACTTGAATTAACGCAAGACCGGCAGCAGCACGCTTAAGCCCTTCCAGTGCGCTCTGGGCTTCCTTTGACGCGGTATTGATCTGCCGAAGGCTATTGACCGCACCGGCACTTCTTACCTGTACGTCAACGACAGCTACGGCCACAGCAACGCACTAACCCTGTCTATGCAGTCTATCGCCGTGCTTTCGCCTTGGCCTTATCCATCTCCTCTTTTTCGCGTTCGCCCTTGACCTCGTAATAGGCGGCGAACATCACAAATTCGGCCTCGGTCAACTGACCACGGAGTTCACTTACCGTTTTTCCCAATTCGGTGGCTAGGAAGAACTCAAAGAACAGCCAAGAGTCTTCCTTTAGCCGTTTTTTGCTTCCTCAAGACCCTCGGAGTTGCCAAGGCCAAACAAGAACAGCTCCAGCTCGTTCAGCACCGATTCGGGCAGTTCGCGCTGCAACTTGGCGGCGTCGGCAGCAGCAAAGGCCTTGGTGCCATCCTCAAGCTCGGCCATCTGGCATAGCATCTGCGTGCTGATTTCTAGGGCCTCTTCGCTGCCTGCCAGAGTTGTTGCCCGCTTACGGTCAGCACGGGTGATCGGTTTGAAATACAGCGACAAGACAACAGCGCCATCGGCTCCTTTGATGTCAAAGCGACGACGCTGGTTCAGGTCAAACGCCCCGGTGAGAAGATCAACAGGGCGCTGATTTGCGGCGGGCATTAGATGCTCAGAGTCAGGGTTCCGCTAGAAACGAAATTGAGGGTAACAATCTCGATCTCGCCAACCGTAGCACTGTATTCGGTGCTCGTCACCACGATGGTGCCCGTGATCTTTTTACCGCCGGTTTCATCCAAATAC